GGCGCTTCTCAGCCATCGGACACCTCGTTCTTGGTGCGGACACCGAGGCGGGCGCCTTCGGCCAGGTCCACGAGGTGCGCGACCCACTCCGAGGGCGTGGTCGGCTCGCCGGGCAGCCCAGAGGGCGTCGTGGCGAACGCCGTGCCGAAGCCGCGGACGTGGCGCAGGGTCGGCATGCGGATGCCGTGGATCACGCGCGAGACCTCGGGCTGCGTGAGCCCACCGCGGCGCGCGAGCTCGGCAAAGGACCAGTGGCGTGCCTTGCGATGGCGCTCGACGAGTAGGATGAAGGGGTCACTCTCGGGTGAGATGACTGACTTGATTTCGGACACGGGAGCCTCCTTGGCTGTTGGAGCCTACCCTACCCGAACCGGAGCGTCAACTTTCCTTGACAGGGCGGTTGAGGGCCGATACCTCTGGAGCACCACCGAGAGGACCATGAGCATCAGCAGCATGTGGGACCAGCCCCACTACACCTACAGAGTCGCCCCCGACTACGCCCAGCACGCCGCTGCCGTAGAGACGCACTGTCCCGGCACACTCGCATGGGCGGTGCGCGGTCGTCGTCGCTATCGCCTCACTCGTAACGAGTGGCCCGACGATGGGCTACCCTCGCACGTCGAGATCTACGCGCCCGTGCACGCGGCGTTCGTCGTCGAGCACTTCCTCAACGGCTGGGGCGTCTCGTTCGCCGCAGAGGAGCGGATGGGCGCGGCGGCGGTTCTGCCGTGGCCCACGACCCCGGAAGCACTGGACCGCTGCGCTCGCCAAGGGGCGGACCTCATCGCGCAAGAAGTGAAGCTGGGAGAGCTCAAGCCTCACGTCGCCGACATGGCGACGCCGTACCAGAAGCGCAGCGCAGCCTGGGCCGCGAGCCGTCCGTGGGTCATGAACGTGTGGCCGTGCGGCAGCGGCAAGACCGTGGGCGCGCTCATCGACGCGCTGACGCGCGAGGGCACCGTCCTCGTCATCTGCCCAGCCAAGGCCCGCCACGTCTGGTGGACGCAGGTCCAGCAGTACACGAACATCCTGCCGTGGCGCCTCATCCCCGAGAGCGAGCGGCGCAAGAAGGACATGACGTGGCAACAGTACGAGGCGCACTGCGCCGCGACGGGCCAGCGCCGGTTCATCATCGTCGGGGCCGAGAGCCTCAACGACAACGCCGAGTTCGTGATGAACCTCAGCCCCGAGGTCCTCATCCTCGACGAGCTGCACATCCACGGGCAGAGCAAGCGCTGGAAGGCCGTGCAGGAGAAGGACGGCAAGGTCGGCTTCACCCGACGCCAGACCGCCTCGGGCGACAAGGACGCGTGGTCGGTCGCCATCATGGACATCAGCCGGCTGCCGAGCCTGAGCCTGCGTGTGGGCCTCACCGCCACGCCGCTCGACGACGGACGCCCCAAGCGCCTCTGGGCGCAGCTCGACCTGCTCACCCCGGGCGGCTTCGCGCACAGCTACCGACGCTTCGCGGAGCGGTACTGCGACGCGGTACCGAACCCCTACGGCGGCATCGACGACAAGGGCAGCAGCAACATCGAGGAGCTCCGCGCCCGCTGCTCGTTCTTCACGCACGAGGTCCCCTACACCGAGAGCCACTCGAGCCTGCCCCCGACGCGCATCCAGGTCGTCTACCTGCCGGTCTCCGCGCAGGACAAGCCGGAGCGCTACGATGACGCACAGACCTTCGATCAAGCCATCAAACAGCTTGCACGACAGGCCCGAGGTGAGTATGAAGATGTGCCGGCGCGGGAACGTCTCATCGAGGCGCGTCTCGCGGAGGCGAGCAGTCGAAAGCGCAGCTACGTCGTCGCCGAGGTCCTTGAAGGGCTGAAGGGCGGGGGCAAGGTCATCGTGTTCACTGCACGCCGCCGGGAAGCCGAGCGCTGGGGCGACGCGATCCGCAAGGTCGTGAGCGCCAGCGACGAGGTGAAGAACGCGACGGTCTGGGTTGGGCACGGCGGCGTAAGCGAGCCGGAGCGCAACGACATGATCGACGGGTTCCGAAGCAGCGCCGGTCCCTGCTGTTTGGTGGGGACCGGCCAAGCCTTCGGGATCGCAGTGGACGGGATGCAGACCGCCGACCTCGCGATCTTCGCCATGCTTCCGTGGAAGCCCGGTGACTTCCTTCAGTGGCGTGGCCGGTTCGACCGGCATGGCGGACGGGCCACGCTGCTGAAGGTTGTCGTCGCGTCTGCGACCTACGACGAGCGCGTCGTCGAGATCCTCACCGACAAGTTCGGTCCCATCGAGCAGTTCCTCGAGGCGGACGAGCTCGACGGCATGGGCGAGAAGCTGCTCGGCATGGAAGACCGCGAGTCCCTCGTGGACGACGTGGTCGGCAAGCTGTTCGTCGTGGACGAGGAGGACTAGGCCATGCTGACATTGTGTGCTGACCCTCGCTGCACGGCGGCCGGCAAGTGCTGGCGCGCGCAGTACGAGCGATACGGCAACGCGCCCGGCCTGAACTACGGGCCGCGCTGCACCCCCGCTGTCGCCGACGCCTATCGTGCCGTCATCCGCAACTTGCATGAGGGCCTGGGCCTCACCAAGAAGGAGAAGCCATGAAGATGCTCATCGACGCCGGCAAGTCGAGCCGCGGCTGGAGCCGCATCGGCAACTTCGCGAAGTGCCCCCAGCTCTTCGCCTACCTCTACCGCATCGACGGCACGAACCTCGCGCCGCCCATCGAGGCGCTCGCCAAGGGATCCATCGGGCACACGCTCCAGGCGCATCTGCACGCCATCTGGGGCGCAGGGCAGCCCCAGGGCGTGATGGTCGACGAGACCATGTACCACGACCCCAGCGTGTTCATGGACCCCGAGGACGCGGCGCAGGCGTGGTGCGACAAGTACGGCAGCCACGAGCTGCTGCCGCAGATGTTCAAGGTGTTCCGCGCCTACCTCGCGAAGTTCCCCGAGAGCCCCGGTGACGTCATCGCTGTCGAGGCCCCGGTCACCGCGGTGCTGGGCACCCTGCGCGGGCAGTGGGGTCTGTGGGTCGGGGAAGAGAGGGGCGGCGAGTGGCGGAGCCTTGATGGTGCCTGCATCGAGGTGACGCCGCTGCACATGCCCGACCACCGAGAACATGGGCGTCCGATCACGCTCACTCGCCGCATCGACCTCGTAACACGCGACAAGTCCGGTCGCTACTACATCTGGGACCATAAGCACCAGGCCAGCGTGAACGGCAAGAGCAGCGCCGAAGCCTACGCCATCGACGGCGGCTTCGCGGCGTTCCGCATCATGGGCAAGCAGCTCTACGGCGAGGCGTTCGGCGGCGTCTCGCTCAACCTCATCAGCTCGACCCAGCCCGGCAAGGTCGTGCGCGAGCAGGTCCCCTCGACGCCCCACCGCGACGCCGGCTTCGCGAAGTGGCTGTGGTGGGCCGAGCACCAGATCGCGCAGCTCGACCTCACGACCGATCCGTGGGAGTGGCCGAAGGCCCAGAACGAGCTCTCGTGTTATGGACGGTACGGAGCCTGTGCCGGGCTCAACCTCTGCTCCCTCGGCCCTCGGGCTTGAGGGTGCGCCTCGTCGTCTGTGGCCCTACGACGGGGTGGATCAACGGGCCGGAGACCACCACATGAGCGAAACGCAGCAACCGTCGGTGATGATCACCGTCTACGGGAAACCCAAGAAGAAGAAGACCAGCGACGTGCTGGCCGCGTTCCCGACCGCGCTCTGCATCGGTGTGCCGAGCGCCATCGCGCTCGTCGCCGAGAACGAGCTGGGGTTCACCCCCGCCATCCACCCCGAGCCGCCGCAGACCCTGCCGGAGCTCGTGGGGCTCCTCGACTACCTGTCGCGCAGCGGGATGGCGAAGCAGTACGGCGCCGTGTTCATCGACGACGCGAGCCACATCTGCGACCGCAGCCTCGCCGTCTGGCACGAGGAAGCGCCGCTCGGCAAGAGCGGGAAGAAGGACAAGTTCTACGCCTACCAGCAGCTCAACAAGTACCTGCTGGCGATGTCGGGCCTCGCCCGCCACATGGGCGTGCACCTCGTCTTCACGTTCCACGAGCGCCCCCCGGGCACGGACAGCGACGGCTTCTTCCAGCCGGGCGGCCCGAGCCTGGGCTCGAGGAAGCAGACCGAGATCCTTCCGTCGTGGTGCGACATCAACGTGCGCGCGATGGTCGACTCGACCTACCCCGACCCGTGGTTCCCGGGCACCTACTTCTGCGACCCCACGAACCCCGAGTGGGTGACGGGCGACCGGACGGGCGTGTGCTGGGCGAAGACCCCGGGCAACCTGCGCGAGATCCTGCGTGCGTCGGCGGGCGGCTACGTCCCGGCTCGCGTGCCTGGGCTCGAGTGGCAGGACGACGTGGCCGAGGAGCTGGCTCAGAAGATTTTTGAGACCGGCGATGTGCGCGGTAGCATCGAGAAGATCGCGGCCACGCACCCCCGCTTCAGCGACGGGACTTCGCAGATTCATCTCCGTTGGGCTTGCCAAGACGGTATTGCCCGGGCTACCTTCATGAAGCGCAAGGCGAGGAACCTCTTCGACCTCGCGCCCAAGGAAGAGGCCAAGAAGGGTGGAGGCGTGCCAGTGCCGCCCCCTTCCGCAACCTGATCCTCTGGCATCATCAACGTCAAGACCACCGTCAGTGAGGTACAGCATGTCCTTCAGCATCAACGGCGCCAGCTTCAAGGGCGTCTCCACCCTCGGTTCTTCCCAGCCCGAGGCCGGCTACTACGAGGTCTCCGGCCTCCAGATCGAGCAGAAGGCCGGCGACAAGGCGGATGCCCGTCGCTTCCACGTCGAGTTCCCGAACGGCTTCAAGATGTTCGAGTTCCTCCACCTCCCGGTCGAGGGCCTCGAGAAGAAGAGCTTCAACGGCCGCCTCGCCGCCATGAAGACCATCCTCTCCAGCTTCGGCTTCAGCGCCGAGGACATCGAGAGCAACGAGATCTCCGACGCGTGGTTCGTGTCCGAGAGCAACGGCGGCCGCAAGGCGTTCGTCGAGTTCGTGCCCGGCCAGCAGGGCGTGCAGGGCTCCTACGCCCGCATCAACAAGTTCCTCACGAAGGAGCAGTACGAGAAGGCGGTCGCCTCGGGCTCCAAGCCCGTGTCCCGCGACGCCGGCACCCGTCCGTCCGTCCCGGGCGCCATCCCCGCGGCGCCTTCCGCCGCGGCCGGCACGCCGGTCAGCACCGTGGCCCCGGCTCCCGCCGGCGGTCTGCGCCTGCCCCCGCCCCCCGCGGTCGGCGTCGCTCGCTGATCCGCCCCTGACGAGGGGATCGTAGACCTGGGCCTGCAACGGGTGCCTACTGCGGCTTCGTCGAGTAGGTACTCCTTGCAGCTCTGTCCCAGCGAGAACGTAAGCTCGGCCCCGCCCTCGTGGCGGGGCGTCTTCGTTTGTGATAGCATCGTCGTGACTGGAGGCCGCGCATGGCTGAGTACTACGACATGAAGGACAAGATGCGGCGCGCGGCTCAGGACGAGCAAGCTGCTCGGTTCAAGGCGACCACCGGCAACGATCCTTACGCGACTGAGATCATCGCCGGCGAGAGCCGTGTCGCCGCGCCCCCGCGCGTTGCGGCACCCGACGCCGGCCCACAGGGAACCGTCCGCGGTGTCCCCGAGGGGATGACTGCCGAGTACTACGCTCCTCAACCCCCGGCTCCCGCTCCGGCCGCGTCGCCCGCTGACGAGCTCGTGGCTCGCGTTCGTCGTGCCTATGACAGGGCCAGGAGCGCTGAAGCGGCGACTAAGAGCACCAAGCAGTTCTACAGGACCGCTGGGACGGCTTTAGGGGCGGCCGTCGGCGGCGGCCTTGCCGGGCCCCCAGGAGCGATAGCCGGGGCGCCTTTGGGCATGGCGGCGGGAGGGTTCGCCGAAGACCTCGCGTCCGAGGACTCCGAGTCCGAGTACGAGGCGGCTCGCGCCGCGAAGCGTGAGGCGGAACGGGCCTTGATCGACGGCTTCCGCGCAGGGACGATCAGCCAAGAAGACCTCGACGCAGCGATGAAGCGGTATGACTTGGTCTGGACCAACCCCCTCACCCGTACAGGCCAGAAGTAGGAGTCTCGCATGCTGCTCTCCGCCCTGCTGAACCTGTGGGCCGACCTTCGGGCCGCGCACCACCTCTACTGGACCCTGCACTGGCAGGCCCGTGGCCCGTCGTTCTACGGCGACCACAACCTGTTCGCGGGTCTGTACCAGGAGAAGGCGGGGCAGATCGACGCTCTGGCGGAGATCATCGCGGCGCACTACGGCAGCGACAAGCTCGACCCCATCAAGGCGTGGGCCGCTGCGATGCCGAAGGTCGAGCAGCTCACCGCGGGCCAGAGCGCGGTGAAGATCGCCGAGTACGTCATCCAGTGCTGCGAGAGCACCAACGAGCTCATCCTCGAGAGCGGCGAGTGCCCCTACCCGGCGGGCCTCAGCAACTTCGTGAGCGACCTGTCCACGAAGAACATCAAGGACCTGTACATGCTGAAGCAGCGCTTCGGCTCGAAGTAGCCGCTTGCCATGACGCTCCGGTAAGGATACCGGGGCTCCATGAACACCGACCTCATGTTCTCCTCGGCCACGGACCAGTGGGCGACGCCTCGGGCGTTCTTCGACCAGTGGAACGAGATCTTCCGGTTCACGCTTGACGTGTGCGCGGACGCCGCCAACGCGAAGTGCGCTCGGTACTTCACGCGCGAAGACAACGGGCTGGCGCAAGACTGGGGCCAGGACGTGTGCTGGATGAACCCACCCTACGGCCGAGAGATCGGGCGCTGGGTGGCGAAGGCGTATCGGGAGAGCCGGGCCGGCGCGACCGTCGTCTGCCTGCTTCCTGCGCGCACGGACACGGCGTGGTGGCACGACTACATCATCCCGATGGCGAAGGTGACGTTCATCCGCGGTCGGCTGAAGTTCGGGGACGCCACGAGCGGTGCGCCGTTCCCGTCTGCGGTCGCCGTCTTCTACCCACCGAAGGTGGTCCCGTGAGCTACGACCCACGAACCTGCGGCGCTCGTTGCGACGAGTGCCCGCTGGGGCCGAACGGCACGTTCCGTTCAGGCCACTGGCAGCCTGTTGCACCTGAGTTGCATGACGGAGCGACGGTCATCGCCGTCGCCGAGATGCCGAGCCACGACGAGGTCGGCTTCGGCCGCCCGCTGTCCGGGCGCAGCGGGGGCGAGTGGAACCTCGCGCTGCTCGCCGCCGGTAAGAAGCGCTCCGACGTCGACCTGACGCACGTCGTCGCGTGCTCGGCCGGCACGGACAAGAACGCGTGGGAGAAGCTGACCAAGGCTCTCGACAAGGAGAACAGGCGGCGTCTCGCACAAGCGCAACCCCTCATCCCCGATCCTATCTCGTGCTGCCGGCCCAGGCTCCTCGAAGAGACAAGTCGTTACGAGAACATCATCACGCTGGGGCGCGCCGCGGCCAACGCCCTGACGGCGAAAGCGCAGTCGGTGTTCGCGCTGCGCGGTGGTCCGGTGTGGGTGGACGAGCACTATCAGGCCCTCATGCAGACGCCGCTGGCGGGCGAGCAGAAGCCCGACGGAGCGGTGCGCAAGGTGTTCCCCACCCTGCATCCCGGCTTCGTCCAGAAGAGCCCGGGCTGGCGCGCCACGATGGTGGCGGACCTCTCGAAGGCGCTGCGCTGGTTCGCGGGTCAGCTCCGGTGGACCGAGCCGGTGCGCTACTTCAACCCGACGCCCGACGAGCTGCGGCGCTTCCTCTCGAACATCAGCGCTCCGTTCTGGGCCTACGACCTCGAGACCGACGGCATCGAGGCGCTGACGTGTCAGGTGCGGTCCATCGCCATCGCGCACCCCGACCTCAACTACGAGGGGCGGGCGCTGCGCGAGGGCCAGATCGAGGCGCTGCGCTGCGGGGTGGTGGGGCTCAACATCCTGTCGGGCGACGGGTTCACGCGCTTCTACTCGGCCGAGGACGAGGCCGAGATCCACGACATCCTGCGCGAGTTCTTCCTCGACCCGACGAAGGTCAAGGTGGGGCACAACGCCGGCTACTACGACCGGCAGGTCGTCGAGCAGTGGCTCGGCGTGACGCCGAAGCCCATCATCGACACGCTGTTCGCGGCGCGCTTCCGGGCGCCCGACCTGCCCAAGGGACTGAAGACGGTGGGCTCGGTGCTCACCGACGTGGACCGCTGGGAGACCACGGAGAAGGGCGAAAGCCTCGCGCACGGCAAGGTCGACGACTGGGACCGCCTCGCCTACAACTGCACCGACAGCAGCGTGAACGCGCGCATCGTCGTGCCGCTGCTCGACGCCGCGGAAGAGGCCGGCGCGTTCCGCGACCTGAACGAGGAGCTCCGGCCGCCGGGCTGGGAGAGCCGCCGCTGGGACCTGCACGAGGTCGACCACGCCACGCAGGAGATGTGCGTGAACCTCCACAAGATCGGCGTCTACGTCGACCAGGAGGCGCGCTTCAAGATGGAGATCGAGACGCGGGCCAGCGTCGAGAAGCGTGAGAAGAACCTCACGACGCTCGCGCAGGCGGTCGGCGTCGCACGGCTCGACATGAAGAGCGCCGGCGCCAGCGACGACGCGGACGTCGAGGGCATCCGGCCGGGCAGCGCCGACCAGATCCGCGACCTGCTCTACGAGAACTGGAAGCTGGGCATCCCACCGAACATGGAGGCGCGCGACTTCTACACCGAGTCCGGCATGCCGGGCACCGGCGACAAGGTGCTGCGCGGCCACCTCGCGGGCGGCCGGCTGACGAAGCCGCAGGAAGACTTCATCCGCGAGCTGCGCCTGTACCGGCGCGAGAAGAACAAGATCCTCGGCACCGTGCTCCTGCCGCTGAACCTCACGGCGCACGACCCGAAGAAGGGGATCATCTGGCACCACGACGGGCGCGTTCGCTCGACGTGGAACGCCCACGTCACGGCGCCTGGGCGGCTCTCGAGCAGCGGGCCGAACCTCCAGAACATCGGCAGCCGGAAGGGGCAGGGCAAGCTCAAGACGCTGTTCGCGGCGCAGCCCGGCCACCTTCTCGTCGGCGCGGACCTCGATCAGGCGCACCTCCGCATCACGGCCAGCTACTGGAAGATCCCGCTGCTGCTCGAGTGCTTCAGCGAGGGGAAGGACCCGCACAACACCCTCGCGCTCCAGGTCTTCGGCGACAAGTTCAAGGCGGCAGACGGCTGGGGACCCGAGGGCTACAGCCTCTACCGCAAGCCGCCGGGCGGCATGGCGAAGGCGATGCGCGACGTCATGAAGACGTTCCGCTACGCCTCGATCTACTGGGCCGACCCGATGACGGTCTGGCAGGTGCTGACCTCGACAGAGGCCGACAACGGCGAGATGCCGTACCTGCACATGACCTCGAAGGAGGTCCGCCACTTCCACGAGACGTGGCTCAAGACCGAGCCCGAGTGGATGCAGGCGTGGGAGGCCATGCTCTCCATCTACCGCCACCAGGGCTACATGGAGGAGCCGGTCTTCGGTCGGCGCTCCGGCAACCTCACGGACGGGAAGAAGAACGAGGTGGTCAACTTCCCCATCCTCGCCGCGGAGACGAGCATCATGCGCGTCGCCGAGCAGCACATCATCCACGCCTTCCCGTGGGATCTCGACCGCCGGCTGGGGCTGATCCACCAGTGCCACGACTCCGTCGCCATCGAGGTCGAGGCGCCGCCGGGCCTCGAGAAGTGGAAGCCGACGAAGGGCGAGCCGCTGCCGCCGGAGCTCGAGCGGATGCGCAAGACCCTCGAGGAGTGCATGACCGTGAGGGTTCCCGGCTGGGAAGTGCCCTGCACCGCCGAGGCATCCGTCGGCAGAAACCTCAAAGAGGCTTGACGCTCCGGTAAGGTATTGATAGAGTGGGTTCACCATCAAGGAGAACCCATGACCGAAGTGCTGGACATCACGATGTGGCTACTCGACCGGCTCGCGGACCTCGCGCGCTGGTTCGGGAGGTGGCCGTGACGCTAGAAGAGCGCAACGAGGCGCTGGTCGAACAGGTCGCCGAGATGGCCCTGACGATCAAGGACTTGAAGAAGTCGCTGAAGTTCAAGGAGCTCATCATTGAGTCGCTCAAGTTCGACCTCGTGACGGAGCAGACAGGGGCCGTGGCGTTCCTCCGTGGCGCACGGATGGACGAGCTGGCCGACGCCCTCACCCGCGGCGAGCATCTGAAGGAGAACCCATGATCGACCTCGACGCCCTCGAGGCCGCCGTCGCCGAGGGCGAGAAGAAGAACTTCTTCGTAGCGCCCGTCGTGAAGGAGCTGATCGCGGAGCTGCGCGAGCGGCGAGCACAGGTGGACGGCTACCGGATGATGATCGACGGCCTGGAGAACGCAGCCCACGAGGAGCGCGCCGCCGTGGTGGCGTGGCTCCGCGCACACGCGAACGCGCCACATCCCATCGAGCGTGGCGTACCGTCGCTCTCGCCAGCGGGGCGCGGCTTGCTCCTGCTCCACGCCGACCGTATCGAACGCGGCGAGCACCGCCGCGAGGAGGAGCCATGAAGGAAGTCGGAGAACGCCCTCCGGGTGTGCTGCACACCTCGTACAACGACGCACGAGCCGAAACGCGCGTGTACCTCAATGGAGAACTCATCGGCACCATCCCAGACCGGGTGCTGGTGCGTATGAGCCGCGACGGACTTGTGTTCGACTGGGATGCGTGGCGGGCCGCGAAACTGACGGACGGCGAGCACCGCCGCGAGGAGAAGCCATGACCGACGCAGAACTCGCAGCGGAACGGCTGGCTGCGCTGCTCGACGCCGAACGCGAGAACACCGCCCTGCGGGCCGAGGTGGAGCGACTGCGTGCCGAGGTGTCCTACCTCCGCGCGTGCGTGCCGCCGACGCGACCCACCGACTACGGGCACGAGGTCTGGACCGCTGCGCTCCGCGCCGAGGTCGCCGCCGAGCGCGCCGCCGTGGTGGCGTACCTAGACGAAAACATGGGTCTCGAGTTCTGCGACTGTTGCGGGCAGCGATCAAACGAAATCAGCGTGATCGCCAACGCCATCGAACGCGGTGAGCACCGCCGCGAGGAGGAGCCATGATCCGGCGACTGTTCAAGCGAGGCGACCGCGTGTCGCTCGGCGACGACCGCACGGGCACCGTGCTCGACGAGGTCACGCACGACTGGCTCGGCGATCCGTTCCAGATCCTCGACATCCAGCTCGACGGCGTCGAGGGCATGTCGATCCGCATCTCTGACACCCGCGTCGCGTTCCTCGAGGAGACACCCGAATGAGCAGCATCTTTCTGGCCCACAGCAAGCAGACCCCCGACGAGACCATCAACGACTGGGTCGCGCAGACCTCCGCTGCTTGGGGACACGGCGTCACCGCGGGCCGCGACGACTACATGGCCCGCAGCCGCGCCATCGGCGGCTGGAACGCCTGGGTCAAGGACGTGCCCATCGCCGAGGACTGGGGCGGTGAGCCGCTCTTCATCGGCATCGTCGTGCCGCTCGAGGACCTCAAGAGGCCCATCGTCGGGAGGGCCACGCAGGTCCTCGTCGAGGGGTTCCTCGCCGCGGGCAAGCCCGTGTGGGCGTTCTGCCCCGAGACCGGCGAGACGCGCACCGTGCAGACCATCATGAACACCGAGCTGGACAGTTGGACCGACGCTGGCTGGCTCGTCTACCACAAGGTCGGCGAACAGGAGACACCATGACCGTCCGAAAGAAGCCCGCCCCGCACTGCTCCCGCTGCGCGCACAACGGCGTGACGTGGCGCGAGCTCAACGGCAAGCGCACCTGGTTCTGCGACCTGCACCTCAAGGAGGCGGAGAACGAGGCACGGGAAGCCGCGGCGAAGCGCTACGAGGCGACGCGCCTCGAGGACCTCAAGGCCGTCACGCCGCCCACGCGCGTCGTCGTGCCTCGGAGCCGTGAGGTGAAGCCCTACCGTCCGCGCAACCCGGAGCTGATGTGCGGCCACGCCAACCGCAAGGGCGGGACCTGCCAGAACTACTACCCGTGCAGCTACCACGGCCCGTGGCGCAAGACCGAAGAAGCCGCAGCCCCCGCACACCCAGTCAGTAACACGACGGTCGACCATCCGCCGCACTACAACGTCGGAAAGTTCGAGGTGATCGACGTTATCGAGGACTGGCGCCTCGGCTTCAACCTCGGCAACGTGGTGAAGTACGTCGCCCGTGCGGAGCACAAGGGCAACGAGCTCGAGGACCTCGAGAAGGCGGCGTGGTACATCCAGCGCGAGATCGCACGGCGGAAGGGATGAGCAAGAAAGATACTTGACGGGGCGGTCATAGTACACTACCTTGGGGGCATGGTCAGATCGGGTTGGGACTTCTTCTTGTTCACCCACCCCGGTCTGCACCATGCCCCTCTCGCGTAGGAGACCACCACATGGCAAAGAAGACCACCACCCAGCGCCCGTTCGTCGAGCGCCTCACCTCCAACCTCAAGACCGCCGACGGCCGGCCCCGCAACGTGACGCTGGGGCCGAAGACCCTCATCGTCGGGCCCAACGGTAGCGGCAAGTCGAGCATCCAGCAGAGCCTCCAGCTCGCCCTGCTCGGCAGCGCAGACGACCTCGTCGGACGTGACGAGGTCCGCGACAACGGCCTGCTGATGAGCATGGTGAGCGCCGAGCGCCTCGCCATCCACGCCAAGCTCTCGAGCGGCGAGGACTACACCTTCATCGCGAAGGACAGCGGCAAGCCCACGCACGACGCGGGCATCGAGGCGAAGCTCCCGCTCCACGAGATCCGCGAGGCCCTCGCGGCGTCCCCTGCGACGGCGCGCAAGGCGTTCCTCGGCTGGGCCGCCAAGAGCGTCACGGCAGCGGACGTCGCCGAGGCGGTGCCTGCCGTCTACAAGGCGAAGTACGCGGACATCAGCGCCAGCGTGGGCCGCGGCAAGAGCCCCGTCGACGCGCTGCTCGCCACGCTGGAGTACGTCGGCAAGCGCCAGCGTGACGCCGCCAAGGAGGCCAGCGGGGCCGAGGCTCTGCTCACGGGCATGGCGCACGACCTCGACACGGCACCCACCCAGGAAGATCTCGTCGACGCGCAGGACGCACAGGCGGACGCGCAGCGCAGGGTGCTCGCGGTGAAGGGCGCGCACGCGCACCAGAGCCGGGTGCTGGGCCAGATCCAGGGCATCCGCGGCCAGCTCGCGAAGGTCGACCCGCCCGAGGCGCCCAAGGTCGAAGAGACTGACCGCCGGTTCTACGAGAGCATGGCGACGGCGTCTGGCATCGCCGTGGACAAGGGGCTCGCCTCGTGCCCGCTCTGCTCAAGCGCCGTGGGTCACGCGCACCTGAAGGCGTGCGCCACGTTCTACGAGACCGAGGCGAAGGCCATGACGGTCCCCGACTTCGGGCCGCGGGTCAACCGTCCGTTCCTCCAGAGCCAGCTCGAGCTGCTCACCAGCGAGCTGGCCGGCATCGACGCCGACCTGCTGGCGCTCGACCCGGCCGCCATCGAGGCGGAGAGCCGCGCGGCGCAGGAGGCGTACCTCAACCTACGGAACACGGTCGACCGCTGGTCGAACCTCACCAAGGCGCGCGACACCATCGCCGAGATGACGATGGAGAGCGAGACCTACAAGGGCATGAAGAAGGAGCTCGAGGGCGTGGTCGCCGACCTGCTCAAGCGGGTGGCCGACGGCTTCACGGCGAAGGTGCAGTCGTACCTGCCGACCGGCTGGAAGTTCGGCATGCTGCTCGAGGACAACGGCAAGGAGACCTTCCGTCTCGGCCTCGTGCAGGGCAAGAAGCTGCGCTCCGCGCTCTCCGGTGCGGAGTGGGCGACGGTGACGTGCGCCCTCGCGATGGCGGTCTCGAGCGACGTGCCGTCCGACCGGCCCGTGCTGGTCATGCCGGAGGACCGCGGTTGGGACGCGGCCACGCTCGGCAAGGTCCTCAACTCGTGGTTCGGCTTCGACGGACAGGTCGTCATCGGCACGCCCACGAAGCCGAAGAAGGTGCCCGCCGGCTGGACGGTCATCGACCTGGGGCAGGCGGAAGGCGAGGAGTCGGTCGTCGAGGAGCCGGCGCCGAGCATCGTCGAGGCGGCGACCTTCAAGGTCTACGTCCCGTCCGCGGCGATGAGCGCCATGCTGAAGGCCCTTGGCTACACCGACGCCGTGATCGCCACGCTCAACGCCGAGAAGGCCGCCCACATCGTGGCGAACGGGATCTCGATGGGGGGTGCGCAGTGAGCCGCTGGACCAGCGAAGACTACCTCCGCAACGAGACCGAGAGCGAGAACTACGAGAAGTCCATCGAGGCGTTCCTCTCGACCACCGAGTACACGACGTGGTTCGAGGAGAAGCAGGCCGAGCTCTACGCTCCGGTGCTCGCCGCGGGCATCCAGCAGACGTTGATGGCGAGCCACGAGGACCGTCGAGAGGCGGCGCGGTTCGCGCTGCGCCAGCTCGCGGCACTCGCCGAGGAGGCGCGCGAAGAGGCGGCCAAGGGCTTCGACCCCACCGAAGAGACGGTCAAGCCACCGGGCCACACCTGTCCCGCCATCGACGGCGTGCAGCACGTCCTTCGTCAGATCATCTGGCGCATGGACAACCCGGACAAGCAGACCCGCCAGGACGCACGGGACCTGCTCGTCGAGGGGCTCGCACTCCTCGAGCAGGTCCGCACCGAGAACCGCCAGATGCGTGCAGCGCACGCCGCCATGCAGAAGAAGGTCACACCATGACCGGGAAAGCCTGGACGACCAAGAAGGTCGAGCGTGTATGGAACCGGATGCGCGCAGGCGCGAGCGCGCAGACCATCGCAGCCGAGATGGGCTGCACCGTGACGAACATCCACAAGCGGCTGCGCGGCGCCGGGTACGACCCGGAGACGGGCCGGCGCGAGGACTTCAACGACAGCGCCTGCGCCGGCTCTACATGCGGCTCGCGCGCTACTGCGAGCGGGCCGAGGTGGAGTACCCGCGGATGCCGAAGAAGCGCCGCAAGGGCAAGCGGTACAGCCCGGCTACCATCGAGTCGTTGATGGTGGCGGACGCCGTGGTCGCCATCAACAAGCGGATGAAGCGCGGCGAACAGACCGACGCCATCGACCTGGCTGACGCCATAGGCTACCCGGAGCGGACAACGAAGAGCATCATCGCCGAGATGCGCCGCCGCAAGATGCTCGCAGACGGTATCGTGCCGACCGTGGGCAACCCCGAGCCAGATGATCTGATCGGGTGCGAGCGCGCGATCCTCGAGGCGGTGCGAGCGGCGTGGGCCGACAAGACGCGATCCTGCGAAACACTGACCACCCTCTGTGAGTCGACGGGCTACGCTCGCTCGACCATCAACCTCGCCATCGGGAAGCTCCGGTACCTCGGGCTCCTCGAACCACGCGGCTTCCTCTACCTGCGAGCATGACCATGAACACCGAACCAGAGTACGACGAGACCGAGAAGCGAGACGCCGTCAACGACGGACTCGACCTGCTGCGCGTCTTGCAGAACCAGCTCTCGTCCACCGAGAAGACCAACCACCTCGCAGCGTGGGCGGCCATCCAGCGGCCGGAGGCGCTCAACGACATCGCGGCTGCGTGGGTGGCGGACGAGGCCCAGGTCACCGGCATGCTCGCCGTGATCGAGATGCTGCCGGGTCAGGTCACGCGGACCCGTGCGCTCCGCAACGCACTGAAGCGGATCGTCATCGAGAAGCGGCGTGCCGCGCTCGACCGCGTTATCGGGGTCGTGCAGGACAACACGCTCATCTCCCTCGGCATCGCCTTGGGGGCTGGCGCCCCGCCCGCATCGCTGGTCGAACCCCAGCTGCTGGACTCACTCAAGGTTCCTCGCGGCTACGCGGTGGACCCGACCGGTGTCTTCAAGCTGTCTGTCATGGCTGACGGAACGGCGGCGTCGACGCGCGTGGCGACTGCTCCTGTGTTCATCGTGGGTCGCTCCCACGACGTGCTGACCGGTGGCGCGAAGCGCGTGCTGATGTGGCGCACGCCGGCCGGGTGGACGATGCGCCCCGTGGACCGCGGCGTCCTGATGAACAGCCAGAAGCTCATCGGCTTGGCAGACCTCGAGGTGCCCGTCACCTCGAACACCTCGGCTGCGGTGGTCGAGTGGCTCGCCGAGTTCGAGGCGGAGAACATGCACCGCTTCGGCAGCAACCAAGCGGCGAGCCGCATGGGCTGGCTGAAGCAGGGCGGGATCCACGGGTTCCTGCTGCCCGAGACGTTCTTCACGACGGCGACCAGTGAAGAGGAGAGCTGCGTGGAGCTCGTGCCGCAGGCCGGGCTCGAGGCGCTGCTCGATGGGTGGAAGCCGAGCGGGACGTGGGAAGGCTGGCTCGACGCGATGGACACCATGCGTCCGTTCACCCCGATGTGGCTCGCGCTCTACGCCTCGTGCGCGGCGCCCATGCTCGAGATCATCGGCAGCCCGTCATTCGTGGTGGACTTCAACGGTGAGACCTCGACCGGCAAGACGACGGCGATGCGCGTGGCGGCCAGCGTGTGGGGCCGCCCGTCCGACAGCATGCCGACGGCGATGTACTCGTGGGACAGCACGAAGGTGTTCATCGAGCGCATCTGCGGGTTCCTCTGCAACCTGCCGGTGATCCTCGACGAGACGAAGCGGGCGAAGGACAAGCAGATCGTGCGCGACGTGGTGTACGACTTCGCGAACGGGCAGGGCCGCGGTCGCGGGTCGCCGGACGGCACGCGCCAAACGGCGAGCTGGCGCAGCATCATGCTCACCTCGGGCGAGGCGGCGGCCACCAGCTTCAGCCAGGACGGCGGCACCCGTGCGCGCGTGCTCTCCATCACGGGCCGGCCGATGGGCACGAACATGAAGGCGGGCGGACCGGCCGCCGAGCTTCTTGCGGCGCAGTTGCAGGAACACTACGGTCACCTCGGCCGTCGGCTCATGCACTACCTCGTGAGCGTGGCGGACCAGCACGAGGCGCTGCGTGAGGTCTGGCGCGACACGCGCGACCAGTACGCGGCGGTCGCCAAGACCGCGGTGAGCCGGCGCCACGCCGGCAACCTCGCCACCCTGCACCTCGCCTCGACCATCGTGCACGAGAGCCTCGGCGTGCCGTACCCCGAGGAGGACCCGATGGCGTTCGCCCTCGAGGCCGTCATGCAGATCGAGACCGAGAAGGACCGCCCGCACGCTGCGTTCATCGAGGTCATCGGCTGGTGCTCGGCGAACCAGAACCGGTTCTGGGGTCGGCACGAGGTGGACCGCGAAGGCGCGCCGCGCGTGCCGGGCCGCGGCTGGGCGGGCTCGTGGTCGGGCGAGGACGAGTGGAAGGTCATCAGCCTCATGCCGCACGTCCTGCGTGAGGTCCTCGAGCCGATGGGCTACCACGTCGACGAGATCCTCGACCGCTGGGCGGAGCGCGGGTGGATCGTGCTGTCGGAGCGCACCTCGGCAAGCAAGTCGGCGAAGAGCCGCACGACGGTCACGCGCATCAACGGGGCGCCCATGCGCGTCTACCAGTTCAGCCGGACGTCGGTCGACAACCACGTCGCAGACGATGAGGTGATGCGTGGCAACGCCGACGTCTGAGCGGGGCTGGTGGCCGACGCGCCGCAGCCGGCGCGAGCCCCCGGCCGAGAAGGTCCGCCTGCCCGACAGCTTCGAGCTCGAGGTCACGGTCGACGTGAAGAACCTCTGCCTGTTCTGGCGCCGGCGCGACGACGACGCGCTCGGTATCTTCGGCAGCCGGGCAGAGGTCGGGCGCCCCGTCACCGTGGCGCATGCCTGGGCGGCGGCGGCGCTGCTGAAGGAGATCGGCGAGGCGGGGGCGCTGCGCCTCGCCAAGCGCATCGAGGTGCAGTGCTTCGAGGAACCGATGAACGTGACGTGGCACCACGACGAGCTGCCCGCCGGCGTGCGGCAGCGTGACGTGGCGAAGCCTCGGTGCAGCTACTTCATCGAGCCGCTCACCAAGCTGAAGTGCAGCTATCGGGGCGACTACTCGGTCGATGGTGCGCGCGGTTCGTTCTGCGAGCTGCACGCGCGCAGGACCGCCGTGCGCGTGGCGCAGCGACCGAACCCCGGCGTCGTCCGGCGCAGGGAACGAAAGAAGAAGAACGCAGGAACCCCGACGTCTTCGACGTAACACGGGGCGCAAGGGCTGCAACGTCTTGACGCTACGGTTATGATGGGCGCGAGGTGCCCATGCCGAGAGGAGACAAGCCGGTGCAGCCCGGCCCCAGCATCAACGCTTCCAAGCTGCCATCGTCCGCGCGGACGGATCAGGACGTGGCTCCGTCGTTCGGTCCCGCGGCGTCGTCGAAGGCGCGCTCCGTGTCGGTGGCGCCGGCGGCTGAGGCCGAGGTCGTCGCGATGCTCACGGAGCAGACGAAGTTCGCGAGCGAGCCGGAGACCCGGGCGATGGCGATCCAGCTCCTGGGCGCCGGCTACACGGTGCGTGACGTGAGCCGGCGCCTCGCCGTCCGCTCGCACACGGTGTGGGGCTGGGCCGAGGAGCCAGCCGTGAAGACGGCCATCGAGAAGGGCCGGATGCTTCGGAAGCAGAGCCTCGGGCAGGAGCTCGAGGACGCAGCCGAGGCGGCGCTGGGCACGCTGATCGACCTGATGCAGGACGAGGGCACGACCCCGAAGGACCGGCTGAAGGCGGCCGAGATCATCCTCGACCGCTGCGGGCTGGTCGAGTTGCCGACGAAGCAGGTCGCCCAGGTTGAGACCGCGGTGCGGGTCGACGTGGACTTCGACGAGCGCCTCGCGCGCATCGTGGCGGCGAGCCGACCGGCCTGAAACGACGAAACCCCGGCGCGTGGCCGGGGTCCGTTCGTTGGGGTGTGGGTCAGTCGTTGTCGCAGACGTCGGTGCCGGGAGCGAAGACGTGGAAGCCGAGTAGTTCCAGCGCGTCCGCTGTGCGGTCGATGCAGTCGCGGTGCCGCTCCAGCCGCTCTTCGAGGTCTCGGTTCTTCGCCTCGAGCATGTGCTGCTTCTGCGTCAGCGCCTCGTTCAGAGCACGCGCCCCGATGAGCGATCCCGCGTCGCGAGCGAGGTCGTCGTTGTGCTGCTTCAGCTTGTCGACCTGCGCCTGCGCCTCCCACGCTAACTGGGTGAGCCGCTGGTTCTCCTTCGTGAGCCGCGCCACCTCGGCGTCGAGGTCACGCTCCGTCTGCTTCGCGTCCGCGAGCAGGTTGCGCAGCCCTTCGTTCGACTCGTGCAGCGACCGGATGGTGGCATCGAGGTCGGGCTGCGGCTCGGGCTGTAGTTCCGGCCTGTGCTCCAGCGTCTTCAGTCTCAGCTCCAGCGTGTTGACCCGCATGTCCAGGCGCGTCACGATGTCCTCCATGCTTCCGATGATCATGAGGTCCTCCAAGAGTGGACGCCCGACAGGGCGAACGTGCGGGTGCGGTCGTCTTCCTTCGCGCGGTCGAGGTCGACCGCATCCATGAGCCACTGCGGGCCGGGATGCCACGACACCTCGCCGAAGTAGAACCGGACAGGCCGGATGCGCCGCTGCCGGCGCTCGCCTCGCCAGTTCGTGTAGTCGATGGTCACGTTCATGGGATGGTTCTCCGGGGCGGGATGATGTCCTCGACGAAGACCGCCGGGGCCGATGGTCCGTGCGGTGCGCGGGTCGGGACGTAGGTGCAGGAGATGGCGCTCGCCCGGTGGTAGCAGGACACGCCGTCCTCGTAGTCGACCCGGATGGTCTCGTTGGCGAGCAGCACACGCGGGTCGACCTTCTCGCCGCACGACATGGGAAGGCTGGCGAGGACCAGCAGCAGACCGACGATCAGCGCGACGCTATGCCAGGTTGAAGTCATCGCACTCCTCCGTCCGGCTCCACGAGAACGACTGCCAGTCGCGTGCCTCGGGGTCGTGCAGCGCAGCACCGAGCCACGCCAGCGAGATGTCCATCAGCTCGGACGCGGCCGCCCCGTCGCCCGTCATGCTGCGCTCCTCGAGCGCCTCGGCACGCAGGGCCTCGGTCTCGGGCACCTTGACGTCGACGTCCACGGAGATGCGGACCCACGTCGTGTCGCCCTCGCGCCGGGCGGCGCGCTGCCGGCTGTCGATGAGGTCGGCGAGGGCGCGCAGCGTGGACGCCAGCGCCTCGCGGTCGTCCCGGCCGGAGCGGGTCACGGTTGCTCCGCTGTCGATGCCGGGCAGCGTCAACGTCGCCACGGCGCGGTTGTCGTTCGAGGTCAACGAGATGGTCACGGGCTCGCGGGTCTTCATGAATGGTCTCCGTTGCAGCCAGCGCGGCAGCAGTACTTGCAGGGTGGGTTGAGGTAAGCCATCGCGCAGGGGATGACCCAGATGAACACGTAACGGCAGAGGAACAGGAACAGGAAGGTCATGCTCGACCTCCCACGAGGATGAAGGCGACGCCGCCGCACGACAGGCAGAAGGCGCTGGCGGCGGGCTCGGGCATGGCGACGTACACGACGAAGATGGCGGTGGCAGCCACCGTGAGGAAGGCAGCGATAGCTCCCTGGGCGAGGCGGTCGTCGTTCATTGTGGTCTCCTGCTGTGGCATGTGTTGCGCGGCGTGTTACGGCAGAGCCGTCGGGGGGACTGCGTGTTCTTCATTCTTCGGCACCAACGTGTCGAAGATGCCGACGTAGAGGAGCGCCGTCTCGATGCCGCTGATGTGGCCAGCGGCGTGAAGGTTGCCCGCCTCGGCGAGCGGCTTCATGAGCTCGATGCGCTCGCGCAGGGTCGTGCGGACGAAGTCGAGGTGATGAGTGATCTTGTGGATGATGGTCTCGGACTCGGTCATGGCGTGGTCTCCGGGTGTACTGTTAGCAGCGCGGTAAGGTATCGTCAAGCGGGCGGGAAACATCCGCTGCCGGTCTGCTGACGGGCAGCCGATGGCTCTCGTCCACCAGCGACGATGGAGAGGGGAGAGTGACCCGGCTCGACCTGTGCGCACCCCGAGAAGCAATGGAAGAGGGGCAGGCACAGGGAGCCGGGTCACCGAGGGGTCACGCCTCGGCGGCGCGGTTGGCGAGGACGGGGAGCAGCGAGCCGGCGGCGCGCTCGACGCGCCAGCGCTGCGCCTCGTCGAGCATGCCGTCGTGGGCGGCACGGGTCACGGCGTTGAAGATGTCGGCGAGGGTCTCGCCGGGCTCGACGTCGAAGCCGCGGAGGAGCGCCTCGACCATCACGTCGCGGCCCACGTCGGCGTCGAGGTCGCCGCTGCTCACGAGGTTGCGGAGGAACACCTTGGGGTCGGCGATCCGGCCCACCTTGGTGATGGGGGTCTCACGCAGGGTGCCCCACGCGTCGATGAAGAACCGGGCGGCGTCGCCGGTGCGGCTCACGAGGTCGCCGACGTCCTGCTGGACCTTGGCGAGGCCCTGCGCGGTCAGGTCCGACACCCGGCTGCCCTTGTGGACCCGGCGCAGGCTCTCGTTGCCGAAGTCGCCGGTCGTGCAGTTGATGCAGATGATGCGGGTGAAGGTGTTGCCGCCACGGTGGGCGCCGTTGCCGGCGTCGTTCGTGCGGCCGGTGATGCCGCTCTCGAACACGTCGCCGACGCTGGGCCGGAACGACACCGGCGCGTGCCACGTCGCCCGGATGGTGACGTCGGTGGTCTCACCGTTGTAGGCGATGGCCCCGCGCGGGTCGGGCAGACCCAGGGCGTCGAGGGTCTCGACGTAGGCACCGAGGACGCGGTCGGCGTCCATCGGCATGTACGTCGGGCTCACCGCGGCGAAGGCGCGCCAGCCGCCCACGTTGCGCAGGCGCAGCCGGAGGTTGCGCTCGTCGTCGGAGTACCACTCCGAGAGCCGGGAGAGTTGCGCGTTGACGGCCTCGGCGCGGGCGGCCGGGTCGAGCAGGGCGAGGAACGACCACGCGTTCGGGAACGCCTTGGGGAAGCGCCCGATGATGCCCTTCAGCGCGTTCGGCTCGAGGGCGATGTCACCCTTGCCGCGGGTGAGCGTGCCCTCGGGGGTGAGGCGCAGGGCGCGGGCGTCACCGAGGACCATGTCGCGCCGGTCCTCGGCGCGGATCACGTCGATGACCTCGGCCGCCGCGTCGCGGAAGACGGGCAGGTCCTCGTGCCGCTTGGCGAGGGAGCCGAACTTGGCGCGCCCCTCGGGGAGCATCTCCGTGCCGGCGGCGAACCACGTCGGCGGCGGCGCGAAGCCGCGCGCCTTGAGGAACGCCTCGGCCGCGGCGATGCGCTTCGCGGCCTCGGGGTCGACGTCCACGCCGGGGCGGAGCGTGACCGGCTGCGGCGCGGGGACCTCGGCCACGTCGACGGGCACGAGGGTGCCGACGAAGCCGGCCTGGGCGTAGGCCCGCATGACCTCCTCGCGCGGGCCCTCGACGGGCTCGACGTCGGGGCGGCGCCAGCGGAGGCGGGCGGGGAGATCGGTGGTGTTGTTGGTGTCGGTGTTCATGGTCGTGTTCTCCTGGGTGGTGTGGGTGGACTAGACGGGGTCGATGCGGGTGAGGGTTGCACCCACGGGCGCGGTCTTCTCGGCTGTGCGGATCGCTTCGCTGGCGTCGAGCGCGAGTACGGTGCCGGGTGTGCTGTAGACCACCTTGAAGGTCCGGTACGCGCCGACGACGAAGGAACCCGACAGGTCGCCTTCGTCATAGAGGTGGCGCTGGAGCAGGTCGACGAGCGCCGTGGTGTCGAGGGCAGGCCCATCAATGGTCAGCGTGACGTTGGTACGCTGATCCTCGACGAAGACGCGGGCGAAGCGGTAGCCGACGAGGTGCGGTACCTCGCGAGCGGCAAGCGCGAACTCCGCGGCGAACTGCGCGAAGGCGCGGTGCCCACCGAGGATCTCGCCTTCGGCGTCGGTGATCTCGGTGTAGTCGAGTGCGATCTCGTAGCTGTTCATGGTCGTGTTCTCCTGGGTGTGGTCGGTCGGGTCAGACGGCGCGCAGCCAGACCGGGCGGTTGGCGGCGATGTAGTCGAGGGTGAACTTGTCGAGGGTCAGCGCGTAGTCGAGGTCGGTCTCCCGCCAGTCGATCTCGGCGTACTTGGCGGAGAACGCGAGCACGATGCTCTTTACGAGGTCGAGGACGTCGTCCCGGTTCTCGACGGCGTCCCACGCGATGTGGGGCGCGATGGTGAGGGTGACCTCGGCCGTGGTCTCGAAGTCTACGGCGATGCTGGTGTTCCAGCGGGGCAGGTAGCGGGTGTCCATGTGGTCGGGCTCCTAGTAGACGGTGATGCGGGCGCCGGCGAGGGGGATGCGGACCGGCTCGCCGCGGAAGTCGTTGTCACGCTCGGGCTGCGTTTCGTCGTAGCGGTTGCCGACGAGGAACACGGGGAAGTCGAGGTCGTGGTCGCCCTGCTCGAAGTGGTCGACGACGACGTCGTCGATGAGCCGGTCGAGCCCGTCCTCGGATGCGTACTCGACCCGGACGACCCAGCCGGGGCGCAGCCCGAGGACGGCGTTCACGGTGTCGAGGTCCGGCCCCTCGCACGAGAAGCCCAGGCTGAAGTCGAACCAGCGGCCCGGCTCGCGGTCGCCGGAGAGCATGGAGCCCGGCGGGTGGTTCGTCGCCTCGCGGTCGAGGTCACGGGCCGCCTGAAGGAGGCGGGCGAGGTTACCGTCCATGCCGGCCTCCTCGCGGAGGTCCTCGTCGACGGTGTTGTAGGTGCGGAACGCGTCGCGGGCCACGATGGCGCGCAGGGTGTCGAGGTGCATGGTGTGCTTCTCCGGGGTGGTGCAGTCTACTATGCCGGGGTGGTATGGGTGTCAAGGCGAGCCGGGTATATTCCCGGCGGCCGGTCAGAAGGGGTCAGCCCCCGCCGTGTCGGCGGTCCACAGGGCGGCCGCCGCGGCGCACGCCGCCGCGACGCCGGACTTGGCGCACTAGGGCAGGGGGTTCTCGGCCTCGTTCACGTCGTCGTTGTCGTTCTCCATTGTTGGTTCGTCTCCTTCGAGCAGTTGCTTCAGGTTGTCCCCTTCCATGCCGGGGCTCATGGTGATCTTGCTGGCGATGGGTGCCAGACACATCAGACACAGGTCCATGCCGGTCCACGAGTCACGGAAGGTCCGTTCCTCGTAGCCGTGACAGTTGCTGCACTCGTCTGCGAGCGTGAGCATCATGGGATGTACTCCGGGTCAATGAGGACGCCGATGCGGTCGACCTCGACGTAGCAGGCGCGGACGAGGTCGTGGTCGAAGCCGTGGTCGCTGTTCGCCGCGGCTTCCTCGAAGAGGCGGGCGGCGATGCGCCACGCTTCGAGGGCGCGTGCCCGCCACAGGTTGACGGTGACGATGGGCGCGCCGTCGTCGGTCGCGCGCTCGGCCATGCGCTCGCAGTCGCGGCCGTGGTACATGGCGACGTCGGCCGCCGCGCGCAGGTTGGCGGCCTTCATGGCTGCGACGATGGCCGCCGCGATGCTGTCGGTGTCGTCCGGGCTGAGCCGGTCGGCGACCTCGCCGACGTCGACAATGTCGCCCTCGTCGTCACGCCACACGATGGACACGGCCACCCTGATCACGCCGTCGTCCTCGTCGAGGTAGACGTTGGCCACGACGTCGCCGTAGGCGACCTCGGCGCTGGGGTTGTCGGCGGACGTGTCGCCGCACTCGATATGCCCCTCGCCGACGTGGCGGGCTCCAATGGCGACCGCGATGCGGTCGGCTACGGTCTCGATCATGCTTCTCTCCGGTTGAATGGCGGCTGTCCGCCGGGTGATGCCCCGGTATACCGGGGCGGTTCGGTCGTCAAGGGTGGCCGGCGATATTCCCGGCCGCCGGTCAGAACGGGTCCGCGCTCGAAGCGGTGGCGGTCCACAGCGTAGCCGCGGCGGAGCGCGCAGCGGACGCACCGGCCGACGCGCAGCGGCGCGCCTCGGCGAGGTTGTCGAGGGCGGCCCAGCGCTCGGCCGCCTCGGCCCACAGGGTGGCGCTCTCGATGTAGGCGGCTCCGGCGAGGCGCAGGCGCCCGTCCTGGGTGTCGCGGTCGCCCGCCTCGGCGGCGTCGACGGCGCGAGCTTCGAGCCACGTCGCCTCGGCCTCGCGGACGTCGGCGTGGTCGGCGGGGGTGTGATGCAGGGTGATCGGCATGGTGGGTCTGGCGTCGAGGTCCTGCTAGGTGGTGAGCCCGGTGGCCCAGCGGTCGCGGTGGTCGGCGGCCCGGGTGAACAGGTCGGCGTGGTCGAGGTCGGCCTGTCCGCCGCCCTCGGTCTCCGCGGCGCGCCGCAGGGTGGCGGCGGCCTCGCGGAGCAGGGTGGCGGAGCGCCTGTACTGGATGCACGCGTGCATGTAGTTGCCGGCGCGCTCGTAGTCCTCGGCGGCCCAGTCGGCGCGGATGCTCTGGTTCTCCAGACCCTGCGCGTCGGCGCGCAGTCGGTCGGCGGGGGTGAGGTAGGGGTCCATCACGCACCCCCGAAGGTGGGCGCCACTGCCAACAGGTCGAGGTCGTACGCCTCGCGGCAGCACTGGAGCGCGGCCGCGGTGTCCTCTGGCGTGCCGCCGCGGACGCCCGCCGCGTTGATGTACTGCTGCACTGCGTTGCGCATGGCGTCCGCGGCTCGCAGGTAGGCGGTCCGCGCCGCGATGGTGGAGCCGGCGCTCACGGCGTCGGCGGCGCGGCGCGCCTCTTTACGGCTCTCCCGTCGGGCGGTGGCGGCGTGCCACCGATGCTCGGCGGCGGGGGTGCCGTCGGTCAGCCGCAGGGTCTGGTCGGTCGTCATGCCGCACCCCCGACGTCGGCGACGCAGCGGTCGAACATGCCGCGGGCGAGGTCGCGCACCGCGGGGTCCTCGGCGAGCGCTTCGAGGCGCTTGCGGCTGTAGCGGGCGGCCGCTTCGAGGCGCATGCGGTAGCCGCGGTGCGGGCTGTAGCACTCGACGGTGTAGCCGTCGCCCCGCTCGAACGTGAGGGGCTGGACGTGGAGCGTGTAGGCGCGCTCCCCGCGCTCCAGCCCGAGGGTCGGGTAGCGCACGGTGACCCGCACGGTCTCCCCGTTGGGCAGGTCCCACAGGGCGACGTGGATGTAGCGTGGCTCGGCGGTCTTCATGGCGTGGTCTCCTTCGTCGTGGTGAAGCGGTAGCCGCCGTGCGGCACGATGATAGCGCTGGCGTCGTGGAAGTCGGCGAGCCCCAGCCGGGCGGCGAGGGCGCGGGCGACGCGCTCGTGGGCGAGGTACCCGCCCGCGGCGCCGCGCTCGGTGTGGCGGACGCCGTCGACGGTGACGGTCGCGGTGACCGTCGCCTCGCCGCGCCGGGGGTAACGGGCACGGGTGCGGATGATCACAGCATCCCCCCGTTCTCGATCCGCTCGGCGATCCGCTCGGCGAGCCGCTCGGTGGTCTCGTGGTCGAGGTCTACCTCGACGTCTTCACCCGTCACCGGGTCGCCCATCACCACGCGCTCGATGGTGACCCACAGGCTCCCATCCTCGCGCTCGGTCGTGAACCACACACCGTAGTCGGTGCCGGTCACGGTGTCGCATACGTCAGTCTCGCGCATCGCTCGCTCTCCCGGGCCGTGGGGTGTAGCGTCGACGGGCGGCCCTCTCCCGTTGACGCGTCAATGCTTGCCGTGGCGGTTGCCGTCGAGGGGCTGGGCGCTAAAGGCCCGCCGCGCCTCGGTTATCGGCTAACCCCTTGAAGTTTAACGGGTAACGGGCGCGCCCACCGGGGATGCGCGCCCCGCCTATGTTGTCGGGGCGTTACGCGTTACGCGGCCGTCACGTAGAGTTACATGCGAGGGCCCGTATGTGTATCGGATATTGCGTAAACGGGTGAACATAGAGCGTATGTATAGTGTGTGTAACGTGTAACGCTCTATGTTGTACGTTTGCATGTTGCCGTAAGCACAGGGGAAAGGCGTTACCGCAGCCACGGTCAACCGTTTGGTTAAGACACCGTGGTATAGGCGCGCCCGTTCGTGGGCCTAGCCCCGCATCCATGCAGCGGGGTACGTCGGCGTTGCCGATGCGGCGGCCTAGGCGGGGGCCGCCTTCCCGTGGCTAGCGAGCAGCCTCGCGAGCCGCTCGCATACGGTCGACCATCGCCGTGGCCGCGGGACACGCGGCGTCCGCACGCTTGCGGGCAGCGGAGCCTAGCGCGCCGTGCATGGCGAGGTAGTAGCCGCGGCGCTTCGCGCCCTTCGCGGTGCCGTTGCAGCCACCACAATGCTCGCAGGATACGTCGGCCGCCTCTGACAGGCAGAGCCGAAGGCCGGCCGCCGCGTAGGCTGCGTCGTCGGCCTTGCTTCGGGACGCCACGAAGGGACGCCAGCCGCGCGCCTCTGCCTCTGCCACGTCGGCGGGGCTGCCGCACGACGCCATGAACAGGGCCGCCCACTCCGCGGGCAGGTTGCGCCACTCCGCGGTGTAGCCGGTGTGAGACTTCGTGCCGATCAGCACGGTCTGCCAGACATGGAACGGGACCGCGGATGGGTCGCCTTCCATGCCGATACGGACCTTCGCTCCCGTGAACAGCCCTGCCGGGATGCCAACGATACCGTCGGCCGCCCGTCGTGCAGCCGAAGCGTGCGCTTCACCGAGGCGCGCCTTATTGACGTAGCAGGTCCCGGCGCCGCCACGAATGACGGACCGGTGCGGGCACGCTTCGGGGCACACGGCGCCATCGGCGCCGGCCTTCCACGCGTCCATCGGCGACATATCGGCGCGCATGATGCTCACTTGCACCATATCGCCCGTCTTCCGGTTGTCGCTTGGGTCCGCGACGCAGTGCGCCGTGACCATGATCGGCGTCCCGTCAAGCCGGCTAGCGCCGGTCCAGAGGACGACCGTGGACGGGAGCGGTCCCCGTCCTAGGATGCTGCG